CACCGAGGCCGGGTTCCGAGGCTACTGCAACAAGTTCGAGTTCATCTGCCACGATCTGCGCGTCTGCCAGGCCTGGGACGAGCGTGAATTTGAGATGGAAGATTGACGTTGTGACCCACTCCGAATGGCTCATAGAAAACCTGCGCAAGGTTTTTCTCTTGCCAGAGCCGGCCATCGAGTGGCTGGTGATGGTCTATGACGCCATTCAGGTCTTTGATGACATTGCAGACGGCGATGCGGTCAAGCGCAAAGACTTAAACGCTACCATCTGGAATGTTTTCGTAGGCATGCCGCAGAACCAATTCTTTGCCGCCAACTCGCACCACCTGGTGCCAATGCTTGCGGTCTCGGTCTTGAAGTGGCAGGCATCAGACAGCGCCGAGCGCAGCGGGCATGCAGATGCAAAATCTTTCATTTGGCGAGCCGGGTACTATGATCTGATCCTGATGGCTGTTACGCTATCGCATGGCTCGGGCTTCGCAACCAAAAACGCACATCTTGTCATGAACCTGTACGGCGAGAAATTTGAAGATTACATGAAGGAGTTCGGCAATGCCTGATCCAGTAACCGGAATGATTGTGGCGGGGAGCCAGCTGGTCGGCAGTTCGATGCAGGCTAGCGCAGCCGGTGATGCCGCCGCCGCTCAAGGCGCTGCATCCCAGGCCGGCATTGAAGAGCAGCGCCGCCAGTTTGACGAGATGCGCAAGCTCCTGCAGCCGTACACCGAAGCGGGCATTCCGGCACTGGAGCAGCAGCAGACATTGCTAGGCCTCAGAGGGCCAGAGGCAGAGCAGGCCGCCATTGCCAGGCTCACCGGTGGCGAGACATTCAAGGCCCTGGCTGCGCAGGGCGAAAACGCACTGCTACAGCAAGCATCGGCCACTGGCGGGTTGCGCGGCGGTAATCTGCAGGGCGCACTAGGTCAGTTTAGGCCGCAACTCCTGTCCAACCTGATCGAGCAGCAGTACGGTCGACTCGGCGGCATGACAAACCTGGGCCAGGCCTCCGCCGCTGGCGTTGGGGCAGCCGGCATGGAGACTGGCACCAACATTGCCAACCTGCTCGGACAGCAAGGCTCCGCAGAGGCTGGCGGCATCCTTGGCGAGGCCAAGGCCTATGGGCAACTGTTTAACTTGCCAGGCCAGTTTGTCGGCGCTCAAATCGGCGCTGGCAAAAAGCCAGGTTTTGGGTTCTAAAGGATAAAAAATGGCAGGCATCAATCCATTCCAACCGCCGATGAATTACGCAATAGACGTGCAGAGCCCATTCGAGGCGGCACTGGGCGGGTTCAAACTTGGCGCTGCTGGTGCAGAGGTGCAGGCGCAAACGCAAGCGCGTGAGAAAGCTAAAACCTATCAAACTGGGATTGATGCTTTTTTCAAGAAACCGGCCGCAGAACGCACTTATTCTGACATTGAACCTCTTCTAGTTGGGGCCAATAAGCAGCAATTTGACGCATTGCAGGCTGTTGCTAAAAATATGAATGATGAACAGTTGAATTCATCTAAGCGTCTTTATGGTCAATTGCTTGTTTCCTTGGAGCAAAATCCAGAGACTGCAAAAACAATTTTGCAAAATCGCATAGACGCAGAGACAAACCCGCAGCAAAAACTTGCATGGCAAGATATATTAAAAACAATAAACATATCGCCTAAAATAGCTGCTGATAATGTTGAGTTACTTGGCACTGCAGCTTTTGGAAAAGATTGGTATGAGGGCATTACAAAAGTAAGGGAAGAGCGCAGGACTGCGGCTTTGGCCCCATCTAAAGTGATTGAGGCCAGGGCAAAGGCTGACCAGGCCGTAGCAGATGCAACCACGGCTCAGGCTACTGCTGGCAACGCAGCGGAAAAGGCAACAGCTGACGCGGCCAGAGCAATGGCGGACGCACAAAAAGCGGCGGTAGATGCTAAGTTTGCAGAAAAGACCGCAGTTGCGGACCTTGCAAGCAAAGCCGCCGCCCTTGGCCTGACAAAAGCTCAGACCGGATCGGCGCTGGCTCAGACCAATAAATTAGGCAGAGAAACACAAAAGATTGCGCTTGAACTGGAGGCACTCAAAGCCGGCACCCCCGATCCAGCTAAAGCATTCGATCAAGAGGAAAAGCTACGCAAGGAATTCCAAGCCCGCACCAAGGTTTACGGCGAGCTTGGCACTACTTATTCAAACATTGAATCATCCGCCAAAGTAAAAACAGGCCCAGGCGACATTGCGCTAATCACAGGATTCATGAAAATGCTCGACCCCGGTTCGGTTGTGCGTGAGACTGAATTCGCAACGGCCCGCGATACTGCCGGCCTGTACACAAGACTTGAAAACAGTTTGAAGAAAGCAGAAAGCGGCCAGTTCCTGCAGCCAAAACAACGAGAAGAATTCGTCAACCTTGCCAAGCAATACCTAGACTCAGCGCAGAAGAAGGCAGGCGATGACAAGAAAGCGCTCGGCGTGGTGGTCAAGAACTACAAGCTCAATCCTGACAACGTGTTCGGGCCTGAGACAACGGCAACCAACGATCCAAATATTGTGATAGTTGGCGGCCGGAATTACACGCGCCCCGCAAACTTCAATGATGCGCAGTGGGCCGAGTACAAAAAATCAGTGGGGGCGCCATGAGTCCAGAGGAATGGCTGGCATCTCAGACCAAGCAGGCTGCGCCAGCGGCCTCTACGCCCGCTCCTACGGCGCCTGCAGCGGCCCCAATGTCGCCAGAGCAGTGGGCGGCATCACAGCCTAAGATGGGGTTTTTTGAAAGCCTGGCCGAATCGGTCACTGGATCAAGACGCTCCTCATCACCTGAAGTGGCTGCGGCGCTTTCTGAAAAACGCACAATTTACAACATGCCAGAGACCAATCAGATGTCTTTTGGCTTGTTGAAGTCGGCACTTGGTGGGCTGATGGCTGGCTCAGAAGAGCGGGCTAAAATTTTTGCCGCCAACTTCCCAGGCTTGACGTATCGCCTTGATGCACAGGGAACTGTGTTTATGCGCTCACCTACTGACGGAAAAGAATACGTTATTGAACCTGGGGTAACTTTGCAAGATGTGCCTCGGGGTGCGGCTGCGCTTGCAGCATTCACACCGGCAGGCCGTGCGGCAACCATCCCCGGCGCAATCGTTGGCGCTGGCGCAACTCAAGCAGCGATTGAGGTAAGTCAAGCAGCAACTGGCGGCAGAACTGGTTTAACAGACCTTGCTGAAATAGGTATTGCAGCAGGCACCGGCCCAGTAGGACAGGTTTTGCAGCGCGTGATCCCTCCGGCTGTACAGGCGGTCAGGAGAGGCGCGCAAAGCGTTACGGGTGGCCGAGCTCCAACCCCTATGCCGACGCCAGCAGTTCGCGTTGAGCCCATGATGGCTCCGGAGATTCCTGCGGCGGTGCCGGAGGTTGTGCCGCCAGTTGCCCCGGTTGCCCAGGCGGTGGCCCCGGCAGTAACTCCGGCCGCAGCGCCTACCGTATCCGTCATTGCAGAAGAGGAAGTCGGGAAGCTAGTCAAGCAGGCCGCTGGCACAGGTTTCGGCTCGGCTGGCGCACGCGATCGGCTGGCCGATCTTGCCCAAGTCAACGTGGCGGCCAAGGAGGCAGCCGAACGCCTGGGCATCCAACTGCCTGCCGATGTGTTCAGCGACAACCCGCAGATCAGGGCAGCCGCAGGCCTGACCCGATCCGCCGCAGGCAGCGAGGCCGAAGCCGCCTGGCGCAACACCGTCACGCAGGCCGTGGACAAGGCCGACGATGTAATCAAGCAGTTCGACGCCACCTTCGTTGAAGGTGCAGTGGCGCCAGGCGTGGTGTCGCAGAAGATCAAAGACTCGCTGACCAAGACGCGCTCAGACCTTAATACTGAAGCGGGCAAAATTTACAATGCGGTCGATGAGGTGGTGCCAAAAACATCGCCGGTCAGCCTGCCAAAGCTCCAAGAAACCCTTGCCGCCGTCAAGGACGAGGTTGGCGAAACTGGCATGTCTGCGGCCGAGCGCAATCTTTCCAAGATGATCGATGAGGGCGGCATCACCTACGGCCGTCTCCAGCGTGAAAAGGGCTTGATCGGCAAGGCCATCAATAAGATGGAGTCGCCCTACGGAAGCATGGCCGAAGCGGACCTCAAGCGCCTGTATGCGGCACTGGCTGACGATCAACTGACGAACGTTGGCAACATCGGCGGCGAGGAACTACGCCGGCAACTTCGCGCAGCCAATCTGATCTACGCCAAAGAGCGAGCACTTGGCAAGCGCATCGTGAATGCGTTTGGCAATGACATTGAAGGCAGTCTGGCCAACAAGATGCGCACCGCCATTACTGGCGCCGCCAAGGGCGATGCGGGAGAGTTCAATCGCCTACTCAAGACCGTGCCAGAAGACCTGCGCAAAGAGACGGTAGCTACTGCGCTGGCGTCCGTCACGCGCTCGGCCAGGGGCGCCGAAAAGGGTGGCTTTGGATTCTCAGAGTTTGCAGATATTTACCCGAAGCTGCGCGCCAATCCGCCCGTCTACAAGACCATCGTGGACACGCTTGGCGAGGGATCATCCAATGTGCTGCGTGACCTGTACGAAATCTCTAAGCGCGTCACCGATGCCAGGGCCAACGTCCTGACCACCGGCAAGGCGAACCAGGCGCTGATGCAAGGCATGCAGGCCGAAAGCCTGATCGGCAAGGTGATGGAGAGCACATTGGCCAAGGGCCTGGTGACTGGCGCAGCAGCAATGGGCGGCCCGGTTGCGGCAGCAGCAACATCCGTGATAACCACTGCCATGACACAAGGCAACAAGGACGCTCTCAAGGCGGCCGGAAAGCTGTTCGCTGATGAGGGTTTTCAGAAGCTCGCGGTCGAAGCCGCCACCAGGGGCGCGCCAAGCGCTGCTAGCATTCGTCGTGCGGCCATGTCACAATCCTTCCAGAAATTTGCAGACGCGGCCAAATTGCCGAAAACATTGGATGCCAGAATTCAATGGCTGCAGACTGCGGCCCAGACTGAGCGCCAATTTGACCAGGAAAGCCAATAAATGACCGCACTATCAATCCAACCCGCCTACCCAATCTTCACCGATACGGCGGGCCAGCCGCTGGACAATGGCTACATCTGGATCGGCACGGTCAATCTGGCGCCGCAGACCAACCCGATCAGCATCTATTGGGACGCCGCGCTAACGCAGACAGCGGCGCAGCCACTGCGCACATCTGGCGGCTACATTGTCAACTCAGGCACGCCGGCAGTAATTTACGCGGACAGCGATTACAGCATCTTGGTTCAAAACGCCAAGGGGAGTGCTGTTTATAGCTCTCTGGCGGCAACTGATCGCTTCAGCGGGGTGGTTGTTAAAGTTGATGCCTCAGATGTTGATTACACATCTCCAGGCACGGGCGCTGTAACTACTACAGTGCAGGAATACCTTCAGCAAGTTGTAAACGTAACAGACTTTGGGGCCGATTCTACCGGCGTCCTTGACGCTACCAGCGCCATCACAGCGGCAATTACGTACGCCAAAACGCTAACGTCTCCACAACTAATTATTAACGCCGGAACATATACAACTTCTAGTGTATTAACATTTGACCTGCCAGAGTTTTCAACTATTACATTTATTGGCAGCATTGTTTCTAGTGTATCAAATGACCCGGCTATCCGGATTGGAAGCACTACAGCCAATATTGCCGGCATTACGGCAACTGGAATTAAAGTAGAGCGTCTTTCTCTGGATACTGCAGGGGCGTCATCTGGCGTTCAATTGCGGAACCTTACATCAAGTTACATTGATATACGCCGATGCAGCGGATTTAGAGATGGCATATTCTGCTATGGCGATCAAGCCAATGGCGGATTTAGCTATAACGAAATCCACATTGGTTTTGTGCATGATAACAGGCGCAATATATACCTTAATGCTGGCAGCGTTGGCTACTGCAACGAGAACAACTTTTATGGTGGTACGTTCAACCATAGCAGCACATACCCGGCGGTTACAACCACCAATTTGGAAATTGCTCATTTTGCATCAAGCCAACTTAACAACAATAGATTTTACGGCCCATCGTTTGAGGATAATTCAGCCACACTAGCAACTGCTGCAATTATAAATGGCAACAACAATGTAATATACTGGCCGAGAATGGAAAATCCAGGCGATCAAACTGGATATGAAATTCAATTTACCGCAGATTCTGGAGAGTGCAGAATTCTTGGGCATGGATTCACCATGGTAAATTCCAACATCAATGATCTTGGTGATGGAAATATGTACGAGACCCGAGAAGGCGCAGTTATGCGCTATCAAACACCAGCCACTGCTGGTAAAGCTGTTCTAAAACTTCAGAGTTACGGCACTAGCGCTGCCACTGTCTTATCAGTGCTGGATTCTGGTGGTGTTGAAACCGCAAAGATCACCGGAGTTGGTGAGGCAAAGTTCACTGGAACGACCAGGGCGCTGGCAATATACAACACCAGCGGGTTTGAAACTGCGTATGTCACTGGGGCAGGGGACGCTGTATTCAATTCAGTAAATACTTCTATTCCATCCCCGACTGGAAATTTTGTTCTTGTAACGGCGTCTAGCAAGGTTCTTGTTGGTGTTGCTAGTAGCGCAGGCGCTCAGGGCTTGCAAGTTTACGGGCTGGCATCCACTGGTGCGCAGAACATCTTGCAACGGGCGTTTTCCGACACCACAACCGGCGCCAATCTTCTGTTGCTCAAAACTCGCGGGACGACTGCTACGTCTACCACTGCGGTGCAAAGCGGCGACACTCTAGGGTCAGTGGTGTTCTTGGGCTCAGACGGAACGTCAAACCAAGCGTTTGGCGCCATTACCGGTTTTGTTGACGGCGCTGTTTCGGCTGGCACCGTCCCTACGGCAGTCTCGATCACCGCGGGCACCACTTCCGGCACCGAGCGGATGCGCATCACCAGCGCCGGCCTGATGGGCATCGGTACGGGCACTCCGGCATCTAGCGCCATTGTGGATGTCACCTCGACGACACTGGGCTTCAAGTTCCCGGTGATGACCACCACGCAGAAGAACGCCATTGTCAGCCCGGTTGCTGGTCTGGTGATCTTCGACTCGACACTTGCCAAGCTCTGCGTCTACTCTGGCGCGGCCTGGCAGACCATCACATCGGTCTAATCAACTCTGTTCGTGTATCATAAAGCAAAGGAACAAGCAAAATGGCTGACTCAAAAATCAGTGCCCTCCCGGCAAGTACCACGCCCCTAGCGGGCACCGAGGTTCTGCCGATTGTCCAAAGCTCGACCACCAAGCAGGTCTCGGTGGCCAACCTGACTGCTGGGCGGGCTGTGAGTGCTTTGAGCCTGAGCTTGACCACTGCGTTGCCGGTGGCTAGTGGCGGGACTGGCCTTACTACCGGAACCTCTGGTGGCATCCTGGCGTTTACGGCGGCTGGCACCATAGCCTCTTCTGCCGCCCTAACGGCCAGCGCGCTTGTGATCGGCGGCGGCGCAGGAGTTGCGCCATCCACCACCACCACAGCCGCAGGAGCGCTGACCTTCCTTGGCACGCCTTCAAGTGCAAACCTTGCCGCGCTGCTGACCGATGAGACTGGCACTGGGGCTAATGTGTTCGGCACATCGCCGACGCTGACAACCCCGACGATCTCGGGATACGTTGAGTCAGTAGCTGCGCTGGGAACAGTTACAGGCACGGCAACAATCGTCATCACGGCAGGCACAGTTGTCACCGCTACTTTGACGGCCTCAACGCCTTGTACATTTGCCATGCCGACCTCCCCCACGGCAGGCAATTCGTTCATCCTTCGCTTGACTCAGGCAGCCACAGGCATGACTACAGCCACCTTTACCGGCGTCAAATGGCCCGGTGGTACTGCGCCAACAATCACAGCAACAGCCAGTGCAGAAGACATTCTCAGCTTTGTCTACATCGGCACCAGCTGGTACGGTAACGCAGCCCAGGCGTTCGCATAATGTTCGCAGCACTCAACTCCTTCCTGACGCGGGCGGTATCAACAGGGTACTTCCTGAACAAATCCCTGCGCTTCCGGTCTTCTGCGAGTGCGTACCTGAACAGGACGTTTGGGACACCTACCAATAACATCAAGTGGACTTGGAGTGGATGGGTTAAGCGGGGAACGCTAAGTGCGGCAGGAAGACTTTTTGGTGTTGGCACTGATGCTAGTGGTATAAATCAGGGGTCTTTTTATTTTTCGTCAAATGTGTTTGTATTTTTTCAAGGCGATGGCGCTGGCAGTGCGGAGATATATTTAGCAACAAACGCACTATACAGAGACCCCTCCGCTTGGTATCACATAACTTTTGTATATGATTCTGCTAATGGAACGTCTTCAAGTAGAATACTGCTTTATATTAACGGTGAACAAGTAACTTCGTTTTCAACTGCAACATATCCGTCAGCTAGCCTTGCATCAAAAATAAATGCAAATGCTGTAGCTCATGCAATTGGTGTTCTTCCAACGTCCCCATCCAATTTCTTCGACGGCGAACTAGCCGAGGTCAACTTCGTAGACGGTCAAGCCCTAGCCCCCACAGCCTTCGGCGCATCCAGCATCTACAACCAGTGGCTCCCCATCAAGTACGCCGGGACATACGGGACCAATGGGTTCTATTTGCCGTTCACCAACACCACCAGCACATCTACCCTAGTAGCAGACTCCAGCGGCAACGGTAACAATTGGACACCCAACAACATCAGCCTCACTGCCGGGTCCACATACGACTCACTGACTGATGTGCCGACACTGACCTCGGAGACGGTGGCGAACTATGCTGTTATGAACCCACTAGATGGGTATCAATATGCTTCGTCAATTTTGACGATGACAAACGGAAACTTAACTGCCACGGTAGGAACTGCTGCATCTATAAATGGCGTAGCATCAATTGTTCTAACTTCAGGCAAGTGGTATGCTGAATTTACAGTAAAAGCTTTTTCTACTGGCTCGTCGCTTATGTGGTTTGGCGCAAGCGACATAAAGGGATTTACGGGAAATTCATCTGCGTATAACAGTTCTGGGGCTATTACATTTAACGGGTCCAGTACAAGTGGTTACGCAACTTTTAATGTAGGAGATGTTATTGGTTGTGCTTTTGATATTACCAATAACACTGCTACTTATTATAAGAATAGTACCCAAATAGCAACTGGAACCTTAGGCGTAACAACTAAAACTTACGTTTTTTGGGCGCAATCAAATGTTGTTGGGGATTCGTTTGCCGCCAACTTCGGCCAGCAACCCTTCGTCTACACCGCCCCCAGCGGTTTCCTCCCACTCAACACTTTCAACATCCCAGCAGGCACAGTCACTACTAGCGGCACGTTTACCGGCAACCTCAGCACGGACGGCCCGTTTGTGTTCCTGAACGGCACCCCCACGGCAATGACAATCAACGGCAACGCAGTAACCTTCGGAACCCATGCCGACAAGCTGGCAAACGGTTTCAAGGTGCGCAGCAGTTCAGCGAGCTACAACGCATCCGGCAGCAACACCTACGTCGCCACGACTGTCGGGGAAGTGTTCAAGTACGAAGAGGCTCAGGCTAACCCGTGATGCCTCAACTGCCCGCCGACAAGGCCAACCACGCCGTCTACGGTGCGCTGATCTTCCTAGCCGCCCTAGCGGTCCTGCGCCGCCCTGACGCTGCCTATGGCCTCGTGGTGCTGGCCGCAGTGGGCAAGGAGGCGCTCGACTGGCTCTCCAACCAACGTGCTATCAGAGCAGGCTTGACGCCCACGCACGGAGTAGAATGGCTTGATGCCCTAGCAACCTGCGCTGGCGGCGCGGTGCCACTGCTCGCAAGGATGATCTGATGGATTCCCAATCGCTTATCAACACCGGCCTTGGCGCCGTCTGTACCGTCACCGGTTGGTTCGCCAGAGAACTCTGGACGGCGGTCAAGGAGTTGAGAAGCGACCTGGCAAGGCTATCGGTCGAGCTACCCAAGACCTATGTGACGCGGGACGATTACAGGTCAGACCTCAAAGAGATACGCGACCTGCTTGGGCGCATCTTTGACAAGCTCGACGGCAAGGTCGACAGGTCATAGCACCCGCTCCCAGCGAATACGCGCAACATCACCCGACCCTATGTCGGAGCGTTTCCGGCTTGGCGCATCCCAGCCTTTCCGGGCCGGAAGTTGCGCAGCAACAGCCCAGCCAGCGCCGCGCAACGACGCGCCAGACTCATCGTGCTGCGTGTACGTCACGCACTTTGCATAGCCAAGCGCAGTAGCTGCGCGGCAGATAGCGCCATACAGTTTTGAGTTGGCGTTGCGCGTTCCATCGGTGCAAGTGCGCGTCACCTCCAGCGTCAGCCCATCGTCCAACATCCGCGCCACTGGCCGACCAGCGGTTGCCGTGCCCACAAGAACATCATCGACGAACAGGCCGACGCTAAACTTGTGGCCAATTGGCGGCTTGTTGTGCCGGTGATGCTCGCGCACATACTCTTGCGCCAACTTGAGTGATATCGGAGCGATTTTCATAGCAGCGCCGAGATACCCACAGTCACCATCTCGCTCTTGAGCTTGCTAGGGTTGGTCTTCGCCATCACCCGCAACGCCACCGCAGCGAACGTCTCGATGCCGGCCCAGGCGTCCTCTAGGTGCGGGTCATTGAGCGCCAGGATGTGCGCTCTGATCGTCAGAACGTCGGCCATGTAGGCGTCCCTGATGGCGTCTATCGCCGCTTTAGTTGGTCGCATGAGAACTCCGCTAGTTGCCACACGCTGTTAGGCGCGTGAATTTTGAAAGGTTTGGCAATCCGCTTTGGCGCCAGTTCTGACGCAGCTTGGCGTGCGGCGATCTTTGCTGTCCTGCGATCCCTGCACGCCTTGTGCTGCAGCTTGCGTTTGGTCCAGCGCCCAGCGTCTAGCTCTGCCGCTCGCTCAGGCGATGCCCAGCGCGCAGTGACGCCGCTACCGGCCACACCCAGCAGCCTTGCCTTGCGAGCAAAGCACAGAATCTTGCGGGCCTTGTCCAGCGAGATTTCCATGCGCAAGTGCATGTCGACCGTGCTCACACCGTTTGGGTACTCGCGAACCAAGTTGGCGGCAAGGTGCATCAGCAGTTCGGTGTCAGGGTGCATCACACGCACTGCATCATGTAGTCTAAATACCACGCCGCTTTTTCAATGGACTCGGTGCCACCCTTGTGCCGCTCGCGCCAGATGTATTTCATGGCGTTGCCTTTGCAGTAGCCCCGAAACTCTTCTTCAGTCAACGCCGACTGAATAGCCTCGATGCACTCAATCTTGCCTTGCTTGTAGTGCGGTGGGTTGTATACGCTCTCCAACGGTGTGTCCGGCAATGGTTGTTGGTATTTCATTTTCCGTCATCCGTCATTGAGTTGATATGCCTTATGGCGCAGTCGTAATGCTTCGGCCCCCATGCCCAGCAGTCCGGGCCGTGCGTGCCGATGTGGCCTTCTCGGGCGTCTTGGTACTTCAACTCTCGCCGCAGCCGCTCATTTTCTGCTAGGGCATCGCCCAGCAGGAGGTCTAGGTTTCTCTCGGTTTCGGTCACGTGTTCTTCTCCTTGAGTTTGGCTTCCGCTTCTCTAATAAACTCCACAACCTCGCTTTTGAACGCAATTACGAATCTTGTGAGTTTATTTACATCAGCCTTCGTCAACCCCTGCCATTGGGGCTTCGTATAAAGCGGCAAAGCTCGTTGGCCTTGCTGGATGTCGGTTGGGTTATCGGTTACATACACAGATTTACCGTCTTCTGTGTAAACCATCCATGCTACGGGTTCAACCACCGGGTTCAATCCAAAACAACTCCCCAATCTGCTCTGCCGTGTACTCTGCAAAGTCGTTACTGGCCCACTTAACACCCGTCTTTCCAGATGTGGATGTAGCCCACACCGTGCACAATTCGTCGGTTTCAATGCAACGCAAAATGTCTCCTCGGTGCAAAGCCAACTCCCTTGAACAGGCGTAGCAAAGCTTGGCCCGCTTGCACGTTTCCCCGCAGTCCCCCACCTGCGCTAGGTCAACACGCCCAGCCTGCCATGCATCCCACTCGCCACTGGTGGCGCTCTTGTGCAGATGCGCAGAGTTGCCCCAATGTTTATCGGCCCACGCTTCAAACGCAGCGCGCTCGGTCATGGCTCAATCCCAAAGTGGTTCATTATCAAAGACTTAACGGTATCGCCGCAGTAACATTCCTCCGCAAGTTCAGCGCACTCCCTGACGATAAGATCGGCGAACTTTTTGTAATTGAATTTGCTGTATTCTGGCCAACCATCTTTGCCAATTGGACCTGTTTCGTAGCACTGTTCAGCAAGTTTTTCAATTTGTTCGTTCATGGCTCAATCCCAAAATGGTTACAGATCAGCAGCTTGACGTTTCCCCCGTAGTTGACGCTCAACTCGGCGCACTCCATCACAACCAACTCGGCAAACCGCTGCACGTTGATGTAGTCGGCGCAACACTCCTCACGCCCACGGTGGTCAACGGTAATGTCGAAGCAGCCGTCCATTAGTTTTCTAATTCGTTCGTTCATGGCTCAACCCTCTGTTTAATGCCCAACATCTCTCGGTGCAGGTTCTCCAGCATCACCCGGTAGGGTGACTGGGGCAGGCAGTCCGTTGCCAGCTTGCATCGGTCTGCAAATGTCTCACCCCCTTCAGTGCGTACAGCTTCGCGTACAACGGACCGCACCTTGGCAAGCATGTCGTCAGGGTGAAGGCTAGTTGGCCAACGCCACCCCATCAGTTCGGCAATGCGTTCATCGGTCACGACGCAATCCCCTTAGTTTTCTCAAAAGTTCTGAGGCCACCGAGCCCGAGCATGCCGAGCATGAGCTCCCAGAGATTGTCGTCAATGCCAGGCAGCGTCGGCAACGGATGATCTAGCACAATGCCGGTCCACTGGACCAGCGGCCTGGCAATATATTGACAGGCCAGCGCCGACGCGCAGACCCAACCAATGGCTGGGCGCCAACCGCTCGTGAACGCGCTGGGGCTCGATGCCTCGGCGCGGTTGACGTCCAGCTGGCCCTGGACAATGGCAACCTGAGCGGCAAGTTGCGCGGCCTCTGCTGCTGACTTGTCTGGCCAGATGCGGGTGATGACTGTTTGCGCCAGTTCGACGCCTGCGGTCAGTGGGTCTATTGCCATTCGCCTGTCTCCATCTGTAACGCCATGCGATGCGCTCGTGCTGGCGTCTGCCGTGCCCAAGTGCTCTCCACCATCTGCGCAGCAGCCTCAAAGTACTGGCCATCCTCAACCGCCGACAACATCCGCTTGAACTGGAGCAGACCCTTCAAGCCCATCTGAAACGCCATGCCAATCAACACGGCCTGGCGCGGCTCGGACAGTCTGGGCATCCACGGCAGCGCCAACAGTACCTCGCGGGTCTTGGTCTTGATGTCGTTCTCAAGCAAGAAGTCGATCTCGTCTGGCGACAACCCGCCGCCCTTGCGCGAGTCGATCAAGCGCCCGACGCCGATCGTCCAGTACCCAAGCGAGTCTTGATAGGCGCAGGACTCGGCGCCCTCCTCGCGCAGTAGTTGGCTCTTCAAGTCCATAGCGTCACTCCGTAAGCGATTGCCAGCACCCAAACAATAAAAGCGGCGGCGCGGTTGGCCCACGACCAACGGTTTCGGTAGTGGGTAATGGCGTAACCGTCTCCGCCGAAGGCTTCTTCGAGCGACCTGGGAAAACGGCGTGTCGTTCGATTGTGCTGAACCGGTGGTTGTTGAAGCATTCGTATCTCCTTCGGGTTGTGTTGTTGGGCTGGTGGCGAGTTGAGACAACGCTGGTCGGTGCGTTACACAGCGGGCAACGCATAGAGCGGTGTTGCAACGCATCCGAGTCC